GGGGCGTCATCACCAGGACGTTGACGGCCAGGTCGAGCGCCAGTCCGATGATCAGCGTCGGATAGCCGAGTACCTTGCCGAACGTCGTCAGCTTGCCGCCATCACGCACGCGCTTGAGGTTCATTACCGAGCCGTAGACGATGAAAAGCGCATAGGCCGCAGCAAGGCTGCCGATGATGTACCAAGCGAGAAATTCAAAAGCGGCAGCGATCATGCGGACTCAGGGGTAAAAAAGGATTGCCGGAACGGAATCCAGACAGCCATGAATTGCTCGATGTTTTGCAGGGACAGCACCAACGTGTTGCCGTTGACGAAGCCGAACGCGGTAGGCTGGAAGGCTGTTTTCAGAAGCTGGTAAGCAACGAGCACAGCAACCAGGCCGTTCTGATCGTCTCGCGTTGCCGAGCACATCACGCCCTCGAATTCAACGCCAAACAGTTTTGGGTCTACCGGTGGAGGTGGTTCAGCTGGCTCGGGCTCGTTGCCTTCTTCGAGCCAGGCTAGATATTGCTGGTAGTCTGCATTGCCATCATCGCCGGGGATGATCGCATTGTCATAGATGCGTCTGATGTGAATGCTATTTGCGATGAGCTTGTACATTGTCAGAGTTCCGATGAGGCGGTGTAGCTGAATTTTCCTTCAAGTCCTGCCGCAGTGGAAGCAAACCCAATCCAGGCAGCATTTAAGTTCACGTCGACAGCTGACGGCGAAGTTAAAGACCCAGTGGAGAGCGCTACCGTGACAGTTGGAATGGCTCTCTTTTGAACGAGATAGGTGATCTGGCAACGCTGTAAAAAAGTCGCTGATGATCCGTATGAGACGCCATAAACGACTCCGTTTTCATAGTATCTCTGACACATCGCCAGGTCAGTGCCGTATTCGTTTCGCTCGAATGGACTGGCGGCTGAGCCAGCTTCAATCTGTACGTTGGCAAGCGTTCCGGTGTTGAACTCGACGGTGATGTTGGTGCCACCGGTGATCGATGCCGTGACAGTGCCTGAAGCGCCGTAGCTTCCACCGCCAATCCGACCCTGTGCAGTTCCCTCCCATGATAGGACGTAAGTGCTGGTCTCGAGGTTCAGCCCCTCAATGACCTGTTGGAGGGTTTGGCCGGCAGGGATGGTGACGGTGGTCTTGTTTGCCGTGGTGCTGAATGTGATCCCGCCAGTGCCTGTCACCTTCCAGCGATCCAGCGTGTACTGCCCAGCGGTGGTCGCAGATCCAGACACGTAGGCGCGCTGGTTGATTTCGAAGGCGCCATTGATCAGTTTGTTGCGGAAGCCGACCCCCTGAGATCCTCCTATCGCTTCGATTGCGCTCACCCAGGCTGTGTCCGCCGCGTTGCGAAACTTCAGCGCGCCCGTGGTGGTGTCATACCATGGCATGAACGGCCTGGTGGTAGTTGGCGCAGTCGCCCCACTGTTCTGCGACAGAACAGCAGCCAGCGCCAGGTTAATGTCTGCGCGGACAGCCGCGCCGCCGCCGTTTGCAATGTTGTAGTCGTGTTGGCTCATAATTCCTCAGTTCTGATAACCGAAACCCTTGGCAATCCAGTCCATGGTCCGCGCGACACCAGCGCCTGCCGCATTCTTGAACTGAATTGTAAATCCCGCTGGTGTTTTCGCGGTAATTTGCGCGTAGTCGCCTGTCGCCATGTTCTCTGCTGTGATCGCCAACGCTGGCGTAGCAAAGAATGCATTCTGGAATGGGACGATCACCCCAGTGTCAGGGACCAGGACATTGTTCTTGCTCTCCACTCTGTCTGGCACGTCCACCGTGACGCCAAGGCTTGCGAGCGCCACCTGGCTGTCGTCACTGGGCCCACGAGACAGGCTGACCTTGAATCTGAAAGCCCTTGCAGTGTAGTCGCCCACATAGAATACTCTCCAATCAGACCATGGTGGAGAACTGGCTGGGTTGCCATTGGTGGTGCTGATGTAGACCTGCAGCGATGCGTCATTTGTGGTGTCTTCGTTGTCGAAGTTGATGACCACATCCCAATCCAGCCAGGAGTCCACGTAGTCTGCTGCCAGGGCGCCTGCGTCAATCTCCCCTAAGCTGTCGATCAGCGGCCACTGGTCCACCAAGTTCGATATGTTGAACGTCACGACGCTGAACTTGGCCGCCACTCGGCTGGTGTATACAGCCCCAGTGTCCACATAGGTGTCGAACTCATATTCGCCAGATTCGACCAGGCCGCCGTCCGTGTTCAGGTTGAATGCATCAAGGTCGGCAATACTGTCCCAGTACGTAGATTGGTCCAGCTGCAAGCGTTCATTTACAACAACCAGGTTTGTCTTGGCGCCCGTGAACCCTGGGTCCTGCTGCGACGATGCCACAGCGTTAAATTGAATAATGTTTGGCGCGTCAGTCACGACCAAGGTGGCGTTCTGGCTGTAGTTGCCTGAACTGTCCTTTGCCTTTGCCAGGTAGGTGCCAGCCCGCAGTGGCACGCTCGCGCTGGTGGATGAACCAGGGAAGTCGCCGATGGGCAGTGAGGTGTTCCACAGCGCATTCGATGTCTCTTCAGAATACCTGAATGAGATTTGGCCGCCAATTCGGACATCTAGATCCGCGTGGCTATCCCATTGCAGAATTCCTGTGTCAGCCTGTACCGTCATCTGCAGGCCGGCCACATCAGCAGGCTTGGCCGTCTTCCCCAGCACGCTGGCGGTCAATGTATAGGGCGCAGACTTGATCCCAAGCGAACTGATGGCCTTGATCGTAATCTGGTAAGTGCCGACCGCGGCGTCTAGTATTTCCAGCGAATTGCTGGTGGTCGCGGCGGTGACTGGGTTTCCGCTGTCGATCCGATAGATTAGCTCGTAGCTGGCAGCTCTTTCGATCTGGGGCCAGGTGACGGTGACGCCAACCTTCACATCGGTCAGGCTCGAGTAAAGGTATTCACTCAAGCTGCCATTCGTTGGCACATCCGGTGGATCGTTCAGTAGCGTGAAGTCGCGCGGCTGCAGTACCAGGTTGTTCTCGACAGCGTCATATTTCCTGCTGTCATAGCGCAAAGCAGTGACATCGACCTTGCCGCCGTCCTGCTCCGTGATTGTCAGAACGCGAAAGGTCTGAGCCTCGACTGCGGATGTGGTCAAGATCCACTGCGCACCTGTCTGTGGAGCGGCCGTCAGCGAGGTGGCCAGATTGATGGTCGCGCCGGTTGCGCCGGTGACCGCAGCCGATGCCACGGTTCCGTTTGTCAGCATCACGTACAGGGTCCAGCTGCTCGCTCCGAGCGCAACGGTTGCGTCCAGCGTGACTGCGGTGGTGGTTGCCGTTTTCACGCGGCCGCCCAAGCGAACACCTGCGCGGGATGCGTCGGCCACTTTGATGATCTGGCCAGGGCGGGCGATGGCGCCCTCTATGCCCGTCTGAAAGCTGACCACCTCTGATTCGTAGCGCTCCGAATACAGAAGCCAGCGCCCGACGCGGTGAGCCTGACCACGGCTTGTGCAGCCGATGGCGGCAACTTCAGTGGGAACCACGCCAAACCTGGCAATAGCTTCCTGGTCTTCGACGTACTCGACTTTTTGTTCGTAACGGTCAGCCGGGTCGTTCCAGGTTACCAGGGCAACTGTGTGCCGCGCCTTTGCGCTGCTACCAGAGTACGTGAACAGGCCCTCGACCACGTTCGCCTTGGTGAACAATCCCACCGGGTCGCTGGGTGCATCTTGCGATAGGGTCAGGCTCCCGGACGCCCAGAACGCCATCGATCTGAAGCACGATGCAAGGTCCTGCACAACCTTGAAGGCCTCTGCGCGGCTCTGCAGGTACAGGTTACAGGTGAACCTTGGCTCAACGCCTCCAAACCCGTCGCTGACAAGCTGGTCGCAATACTGGGCGATGGAATACAACGCCCATTTGTCCACCTGGCTCGAATCAATGTATCCGCCCAGGCCGTAGCGGGTATTGGTCACCAGGTCATAGAAACACCAGGCCGGGTTGTCCGTCCATGCGGTGACGAAGGTGCCATCCCATGTGCCTGTGTAGACGCGCGTTGTCGGGTTGTAGTTGCGGGGGATCTTGACCTTGAGCAGCTTCAAGTCATAGGCCCGCGATGGGATTCCGCTGAACCCCGCAGCATCAAAGCGCATCGACACAAGCGCGCTGTTGGGGTAGCGCAGCTTTGCGTCGACGATGGCGGTGTAGCTGTCCCAGTACGTTTTGTTCTGCAGCTTCAGATCCGTGGTGTCATCAGTGATCCGGCGAACGCGAATATCCCATGGTCCAGTGCCCGTCAGGGGCACCCGGTAGCTGCGCTGGTATTTGCTGGTGGCCTTGCCGTCGATTGTGCTGTACGGGGTTCCACGCAACACTCGACCAGCGGAAATGTAGCTTGCTGCGACTGCTGTGCTTCTGATCTCGTACTGGCCATTCAGCAGGGTGGGCGTAAATACCTCAACCGTGTTGATGGTGACCAGCTCATCGCTGGAGTTGCGCAACTGCAGGCTAGAGTCAATGATCTGGTACAGACCAGCCGTTGACCAGGTGGGGGCCCCGACTAATCGATACTCGATAGTCCCAGAAAGAGACTCCTCGACGATGATTGATATGCCGTAGACGCTGGATGTGGATCTGTAGGTCTGCGACGCGACCGTCGTGGTGCCACTTAGCCATCTCTGGCCGATCACCTGCGGGACATAGCCGCCGCCGGCGGTCTGCACATCGATGGCAATCGTGACTTCTGTGCCTTTTTGGTCGCCGTCATTCTTCAGCTTGTAAAGCGATGGCGTGGATAACGTGACGCGCACCGCGTTGACATTGCTGTCGCTGATTGTGCGGACAAGCGGCGTTAATTTCTTGACCTCCACTCCGACATTGGATTCGGATTCAACAGCCGGCGTGCCTGTAATGTAGGTCTGCGTCTGAGTGCCGTTTCGGGTGTCGAATATGACATCCTCAAAGTTGTAGGTGCCGTCGTCGTTTTGGAGCCGTGTGCCGTCCAGGTAGATAGACTTGGCGCCGTCTACCAGGCCGCCGATCTCACCTTCGGACACCAGATCTAAGATCCTGGCATAGGCTTTTGACTGCAGATCGCTCATGCTTATATTTCCTCGGCGCTGATGCCAGCGCTGATCACGGCGCTGCCGACGATCATGCGTCCATAGCCGACAGGGACCGGCTGGCCCTGTGCGGTCGTGTTAACTGCACCACTGAACACGTAGGACTGCTTCTGGTTCTCTGCTGCGCGCTGCGGGGGGGCTGGCGACAGAAGTTGCGCGACCCCACCCAGTGCAAGGGACACGCCAATCCCGAAAGCGACTTGCCCAGCAAAGCCGCTGAACACAACGCCGGTCGCTGCCAAGGATGCGCCGCCAGTTGCAAAGGCTAGTCCGATCAAAACCGCTCCAAGCAATATTCTGCCGAGCGCACCACCGGCTCCTGCCACCATCGGCACGATGGCGATCTGTTGTCCAGCTGGGGTGTGCAGATCGTCTGGGTTCACATCCTCGCGCATATTCAAGACGCGGTATCCAACATTGCGCTCTTGCGATGACGACACGAACGCCGCGAAGTCCTTGAAATTCGCGCACAGGGCGCGGACAGCCTCAGCCGGCGATTTGACATCAAGCCGGTGCCTCCGCCCGTATCGCTTGCCCAGCTCACCGAGGAGAATAATGGTTTTCATGTCTCAACACGTGCGTTGTTCGTTGACGCCAGAAGTCGCCGTAAATGTCGCGGCACGACAGCCGGTTCTGGACGTGGTGGATGATCCTATTATCGCCCAGGTACACCGCGCCGTGGTTGGTCACAGGGCTGACCACGCGCATCAAAACACCGTCACCAGGGCGGATATCTATGGGGTCGATCTCGATGAAGCCAGCCTCTCTGAAGTGTTCCGCGTACAAGTTCTCGCCACGCAGCCACCATTCATCTCGGCGGGTGAAGTCCGGCAGCGCCATGCCTCGCTCCTGGGCGTACCAGTCGCGGATCAGGCTGTAGCAGTCCAGCACCCCGTGGGACCATTCGCGGCCCACCAGTGGCGCCCGGTAGCCTGTCGGCTCCATGTAGTGCCATTGGCCGCTTGGGGCGCTCACAATGTGCCAGGGCAGGCCGCTGGCCTCGCAGCTGACCTGGTCGGCCTGGGATGGGGTGCAAGGCAGATCAGTGTGGCTGTGAACCACTGCCACGATGTCTCCAGACAGCTCTGCGGCCAGGTAATCGTTCGGGTCCAGGATGAAGTGGTCAGTGCCAACCGCCATATTGCGGCACGGCCAGTATCGCTCGCGGCCCTTGACGATGACCACCAGGCCGCAAGCCTCGCGCGGGTATTCATCCAGGGCGTGCTGCAGGGCTGCTTCTCTCACCGGGTCAGTCCTGCGGCAGGGAATGAACCAAATGGTAGGGGGGCATTGGCTCCGAAGCGAGCCTTGCAGCTCGACAGACGCTTGCCGCATACGTCCTGACCGGCTCCGGCCACGCTGACGTCAGTCGCGTTGAAGTAGGCTGTGCCGGTGTAGCCGCATTCGCCGCCACGATAGCGCCAGGTGCAGACATTCTGGATGATCTGGCGACGTGGTAGCTGCACACCAGCAACATCAAGTGCAGCGGCCAATTCAAACTCGACAACGTCGCGTGTCTCAGTTGTCTTGCGGTCGATCAGGAATATGTCGTCGGCGAATTCTGCTGTGGCATCAGCCAATAGGTTTCCGTTGAATGTTGCTCCGACGTATTGGTAATCTGTCGCAACGGTTCCTGCTTCAAGCTGCGCACCATAAAGGTATAGACCAGTCGTTGCTCCAATCTGCCAGTAAGTGGAGTTCCCGCTTGCCACTGAAACAGCAGATCGTATGGCGATGCGATACCAGCCACTGCCGGCGGCTGTCACCGCGACATTCGGCGATACATGGGCAGAGGTGACCGCTCCGGTTGCCAAGTTTACCGTGACCGTTGCGCCGCCAGTGACGCTCTGGGCGCCAACTGCCGTTATGGATATCGTGCTGCCAGCCTCAGCCTTGGCATAAATGCTTTGGACCTTGTTTCCTGTAACGGCGGTGTTGTCGAACCAGTACATCCTGTTCGTCGCCACCAGCTTGTCGCCCTGCGAGCCGCCGAACGGGTCAGTCGCGACGTTGGCGGTTACCGTTGCGCTGTCTTTCACCCAGATCGCTTGCTGAAAATTCTCCGTAAACGTCAGAAGGTTGCGTCGAGTGTGAGCGAAGTTTGCGCTGTCGAGGTACTTTGCAAGCGTGCGCTTGCGTGTGATCTTGGCGCCCAGCAGGTCGTCGTATGTTAGTACCAGCAAACTTATGGCGCCGGTCAGGTTGGCCACCTGCAGTTTGGGTCGAGGCAGTTGCCCGTTGCCGCTGTAGTCAAATCCTGATGCCTGTATTGGGAAGGCGGTGTATGTGTTGCCCTGCCAGACAATGTTTGAATTGACGCCGTTGGTTCCAGCGTGAAACCGAAGCACATCGCCACCAAACGAGCTGGCGTCCATGACGAACATCTCGATGATGGCGCTGGGCTCCAGCTTCTGAAGCTCGCTTGTGATGGACTGTGGTGTGGTCATGGTTCATAAACCCGGACAAACTGACAGCTGACAGAATTGAGGTTGTAGCGATCCAACGTCTTGTTCCACTCAGAGCAGACAACGCGAATGGCTGTAGCCTCGTTGGGTGGGGTCCAGTCGAATGCCTCAACGCCTGCGCGGGCAGCCAAAAAGTCCATGATGGCCGCGGCCTCGGTGTTGGTGCGTCGCTGGAATTGAAGGTCCCAAGTGTCGTTCCTGGCGTTGATGCCGTTGGCCTGGCGCTGCTGGTAGCCGTCGCCAAATGACACGGCTCGCACGCGAGGCTTGATGTTGGCTCTGACGCCGAAGTCTGGGGTGTAGGTGAATACGGCCATGGTTATGCTGCCAGCAGGCCGCCAGGCCGCTTCTGGTTGATCAATTCCTGCTTGACTGCGCCAGCGATGGCTCGGCCGAGGTCACCGGCACCCTGATCGCTCTTAACCTGCTGGCCGCCATTCTCGACGCTCACGTTCACTGTGACGTTGTTGTCTGCACCTGAGCCGCCCTGCATTGTCACAGGGATACTGCGGCCGTCAGGCAGGGGCACGTAAGCCTCTGGCAAACGGCCTTCACCGAACAGCGCCATCTGCGGACTGTTGGCGATGCCGCCGTTGGCGTAGGCGTTGAGTGGGACAGATCCCTGGCTGGTCATGATTCCGCCATTTGCAAAACCCGTGGCGATGGGTGTTGCCACGGCCACCGGGGCCGCGCTCAAACCAAACATTCCGCCGAACATACCCATCAGCGGTTTCATGATTGCTGCCTGTATGGCCATGCGCGCCATGTCTTGCAAGATGCTGGTCGCCAAGCTCTTGAAATCCAGCTTCCCAGTCATCACGAAGCTCACCAGGGCGTCCTCCATTCCCTTGAACGCGCTGGTGAACGCTTGCTCGGTAGCGCCGGCCACATCTTCCAGATCAGCGATGTAAGACTTGATTGCTGACTTTGCGCCGGCGCCGAAAGTCTTCGCCTCGGCCGCCTGCATATCAGCCAATGCTCTGGATGCTGCGTAAACAGCGTCGGCAATCAGCGTGTACTCATCGCGGCCTGCTGCCGTCATCTCGCGCGTGGCCTGCTGTACCTGCAGCTGATGTTCAAGCTCAGCACGATGGGCTTCATATGCGGCCGTGGTCATATTGACCGCATTACCCTCCAGCTCCAGCATCTTGATTGCAACATCGGCGTTGGCACGGAAGTCATCGTTTGACTTGTCTTCCTGCTCACGCTTCTGGCGAAGCTGTTCGGATTCCTGCTCGCGACGCTTCTTCATTTCCTTCTGGGCGTCAGCCAACGTCTTGGTCCGCTCAAGTTCATTTGCCAAGCCGAGCAGCACCTCGCGCTGGGATGCTGTGATCACTTTGTATTTGTCGGTACTCAGCAGGCCGAGTAACTTTTCTGCCTCGGACAGCTCGCCGACCTTGGCGATCTGCTCCTGAAGTCCTTGCTTGAGACGCTCGTACTCTGTCTCCTTGCGCTCCTTGACTTCCTTGCCGGCGCCAAAGTCAAAATCAAATTTTCCCGCGCTCTTTTTCTCAATGGCGACCGTCTGCTTTAGCTTTTCCAATTGCTCCTTGACGGCGTTGAACGTCAGGCTGCCATCCATGTTCCAGAGCTTCGCCAGACGCTTGTTTGATTCCTCAACAATTGCGTTTCGCTCTTTCAGGGCGTCATCTAGGGTCTTTTTGTTCTCATCTGACCAAGGATTAAATCCAGTGCCGCCGGCCAGAAACGTTCCGGCCAGTTTTATGTCAGCCCAAACAGCTTGAAAGCTGCCGATCAATGTGTGGATCGACTGGGTGGCCAACCTCACAATGTCTACTAGGGCGGCGATAGCAAGCGCAGCAACTTCGGCCCAGTCACCAAGGCTTGTGTCGCCAGACAGTTCCACTGACGCCTTCCTGGCATTGATCAGGCCGGTCAAGAATGCATTCATCCTGGGCAGCAGCTCGCGCGCGATGCTCAGCCCCAAGGCGCTTGCGATGCGTCCTAGTCTTGCCAGGTTGTCATTGAAATCGCCAGACTCTTTGGCAAGCCCCGTGGTGAACAGCGCACCATAGCCTTCTAGTTCCGCGCGTGCGTCGCGGAGAGCGTCGCTCCCTGCATTCAGCAATGGCACCATATCGGATGCCGACTTGCCGAATACCATTTGAGCCGCGGCGGTCTTCTGCCAACCTTCTGGCATCGATTCAATTCGTTCGGCGATGCGGCTCAGTACCTCGTTGTAACTTAGGCTGCCTGATTTCAGCTCAGCCTGGCTGACGCCAAACTGGCGGAATGTTGCGATGGCTTCCTTGCTACCACCAGCAGCCTCGGCCATCTTTGCGGTCATCTTGCCAAGCGCGCCAGACACCTTCTCCAAGTCTGAAGCATTCATCTCGGCCGCCCATCCCAGAGCGTCCAACTCCTCGACTGATATGCCCGTCTTGTCGCTCAAGTCGCCGAGCTTGTCGCCCGTGTCGATGATGCCTTTCATCATACTGGCGAAGCCCGCCACCACTGCGGCGCCGGCCAGGCCAGCCACTGCGCCTTTGAGAGCGCCAAACCGATTCGACACGTTATCGACAGTGTCGCGGACACGTTCCATGCCATTGCGAAGCTGCTCGACCGCCTGCTGGCCGTTGACGCCAGCTGTGATCCTTAGAGCGACCGACAGATCCATGGTTTATTCCTTGCGCTTGTTCAAGACCCGCAGCGCAGCCATCTCCATGGCCTGCAGCTCGTTCATCATCTCGGCCTCGTTGGCCACAGAGTGGATTCTAAATAAGAACGCCACCGACTGGTAATCCAAACCGATGAAACCTCCATCAATTACCCGCCACTGGGTCTGCAAGCGCATAAACATCATCACAGTGTCGGCGTTTTCTTCCCAGACACTGAAGTCGTCGTCGACCTTCTGGGCACCTGCTTCAATCACTTCAGCGGACACACCGAAGGCAGCCAGGTCGTCCGCGCTGTCATCTTTGACGCCGCCACCTGCCCAGTGGCGCGCGGCGTCCGTTAGTTTTTTCTCTTGGCGCCAGCGATTGAACTGAAAAGCGCCATTACGATGGAAGCTGAAACCAGTGGAATGTCCAGCAGCTGGTCACGGGCTGCTTCACTGTAGGGCACCACGCCGTCGGCGTCGGTGATGCCTGACCAGCCGGACATAACTTCGCGCGCCAGGTCGTTATCGGTGATCTGGTTGGATTCGATGGCCAGCTTGATCTCGTTCAGGCGGGTCTGAGTCAGGCGCTTGAACTCCACGTCGAAAGTTGCTTTCTCCACGCGCCCGCCGTCGGTGGGCAGTTCGACATTGACGGGCCAGGTATAGGTTGGGTTCTGCGAGATCTTGAACATGGTCTTCCTTTGGATTGAAAAAACCCGCCACTGGGGCGGGTCCTGCTGTGCGGGGAAGTTTACTTCACCACAATGCTCACTTCATCGTTACCGGCCGTCGATGGCACCAGCCGCACAGGCACCTGCAGCATTTGGATGCCGTTCATGTCCTGATACGAAGGGTTGTTCACGTTCACGCGGCTGGATGTGATCTGCACCCGGTTGCCTGCGACTGTGCCGTGGGTGATATCCAGGGCACCGAGGGCAGCCGAGAGCGCTGGGGCGAAGAAGTCTTTCGCCGTGATGTTTGGGGCCTCAAATACGATCTGGCCACCCACCTGGCGGTCGGTCAGAAGCACGTCCTCGGCGCCGATCAAGGAGCGGTACTGAA